TGCTGTGCGTAAACGCACGATATGTCCCATCTGCCATTGCTTGGCTTCAAGACCCTTCATAATACCTAACCAACGATTACGCAAATATGCTACTTCGTTGATTAAGGTTTCATAATCAATTACCTCATCTTCGCCGTCTACATACTTTTCTGCATCACGGCTTGTCAATGCTCTATTATACGCTTCTAAATATTTTTGAAAATGTTTTCGGCGAATTTTCCGTAATTGAATATTTAGGTAATTTAATACTGCTTCAATCTCTTGTAGTTGATTAAACCTATGTTCTGTAACACCGGGCAAAGAGGCAATGTTCTTCTCTACGTTTCCGTAAATTTTAACATCATTCTTTGCTGAACTTAATTCTGTTTCATATTGAGATATGAAATCCGGTATCACAGATAGGTCACTGCTGATACGGGTATACCAATTCATTTAATCCCACTCGTCAGTATCTTGTTCTTCTTCTTCGTATTCTTCGTCTTGGAAATGCTGTTCAGCATAACCTTTTAATGCGGTAGTGATATCCTTATCTTTAAAGGTATCTTTAATTTCGTCAACTTCATAATTGTTGTCAATCAACAAATTGACTAATGTATCTGCCGCATCACCACGATCGGTTAAATCAATATGGTCACGTAATGCATCCCAAACTTCTGCAATCAAATCTAGTTTCATTCTTCAGGTTCCTCCGTTGCTACATTACTTAGCTTAGAATCTTGTTTTTTACTAAACTCACTCATAACTTTATCCAAGCAACCGCCTTCATTTGACTCCCAGCCTTTACGGAACATCTTTAAGATTTCTCCATCTTCGGTTGTATAACTCAAACGATTACCTTCTTTAGTTAAGAGTTCGTTCTTCTCAAACAAATCAAGCAAGCCACTGTATGGATTCATACCTGTTTCATATGGAATCTTAATTTGTAGAGTTTCAAAAGGTTTAGCATATCGTGTTTTCATAATCTTACATGCGGCACGAATACCATTTACTTCTGAAACCTTGTTACCATCCTCATCCTCTTTGAGTTTGAGTTTCTTCATAGCAACAAGAATGCTACTTGCATACACAAAGCCTTGTCCACCTGATACTTTATCATCAGGATCAAACATATCCTGACTTGCGTAAGTGTGATTAGTTGCAACCATACCAATGTTCAAACTTCCGAACATATTAACTGAGTTGCGAACAAGAGCAGCCAATGCTTTAGGCTTACGACCCATGTCACCCTTCATATCACCTGCTTCAAACTGATTTACATCAGTTGGAGTCAATAACATTCCCAAGCTATCAATGACAAACAACACCTTGGGTCTGTCTTCTTGCGGGAGTGTTTTATAATCAGTTACAAATTTACTGATTGTCTTGGCTACATCATCAATCATAGCCATATTAAGTTTTAATAGTTTATTTTCTGAGGTATCAACACCTAAGGCGTGCAACCATTTCTCATCTAATGCGTTTTCCGAATCAATGAGTACAACAAAGATACCTTGTTGTTGAGCATGGCGTACCAAGTTGCCAGAACAGATAAAACTTTTCCCAGAACCTGATTCTCCAGCAAATACAGTAACTTTGCCCAGTGGTACCCCTTTATTAAAATCACCACTAATAAGATAATTAAGTGCGTAATTTCCTGTGTTAATCCAATCAGTTGGGTCGTTAAATCCAATGCTTAATCCTTCAATAGACTTAGTTATTTCTCGCCTAAAACGGCTTACGTCAAACGGTTTTCCCATTTAATTTCTCTCTTTCATATACTTTAAGATTTTTTCTAATTCCTGAATTGTCATATCTGATTTAAGTTTATTTGCTCTCCATGAGATTACAAATACATTACCAGGCACATATCCTAATTCAGGTACCAATTTGTCAAGTGTTGCTTTACTCGGATCACGTAGATGACCATCTTTTCCTCCCCAAGCATAATTTAATTTAATGCCTAAAACAGGACAATGTTCAGGTTGTTCTATTTGTTCCAAAGTTATATCAAACGGTATCCCTAATTTATTTGCTGAATTTTTTCGTTGTTTTAATTGATATGATAATGTATTTTCCATAGTTCTATATCGTTCTCTATCAGTTTGATATAAATCTATTCTGGAACACTCTATACATGTATAAGTTGAAACGAACCTTTCTGCAAGATGACCTCTCTTGCAAGGCTTATTGGTTAAATAGGTTTTACTGTTGTTTGCTATAGCAACTTCTCTTTCAGTACACTTACTCTTACCCAATTTTATCTCCAATCATCTTTCCATTAGTATACACGCTAAACGGTTGTTTATCAAGTAACTCGGGACAATTATCCGCAATTGTATCTAATTCATAGTCAAGGGGATAATGTCTCAATGCCGCTCTTGCGCGGTCGCGAACTATACTAGGAACTCTGGGTGTTTTGCCAGGGTCGCATAGTTCTTCCAATAATTTTTTACCTTGCTTAATGGCTCGGTATCTTTCATCTGGTAGTGTCATAATTTCTCCTTAATAGGGAGAGGTTTCCCTCTCCCGTTTCATTTAAGCAGTTTTAGTTTGACGGGCACGAATCATTGCTAGAATGTCCTGTGCTTTGTCACTGCTAGGAGTTGCTTTTGGAACTGTGATTGGTGTTGAAGCCGCTTCCGGTTCATCATCTGACCATGGTGCTGACTCTGCAACGGGTGCTGATGCGGGGGCGCTGGTATCAGCAGGCGCTTGTGTTGCTGCCGCATTTGACCCACTAGGAGCGTCAAGACCATATGGTCTGTAATAGTTACCCCAACGTTCGTTGTCGTAAGGTTGTCCATCTACACTTGCTTCAAACATTTCTTTGATAATGCGTAGTTCTGCTTCACCTGGTTTCTTAGGAAGAAAATCAGATAGATTGAACAACCCATGACTATCAATTGCTGCCATTTCTGCTTCTGTTAATGCACTTTCTTTACGTGCCCAATTACTGGTTGAGTAATCAGCATAACCACCTTTACTTGTTTTCTTAACGTTGAAGTCAAGACCACGCATATAGTCAGTTGGCAATTCTTCCATTTCAGGATCCATCAAACTTGATTTGATGATGGTAAAGATTTGCGGACTAATAACAAATCTACGAATTGGATTCGCAGGTTGCTTGTCATCACCGATTGGATTTTGACGAACAAAACCTTGGAATAGATAACTGCGTTTCTTCCAATACTTGTTTGCCATTTCTTTCAAACTTTCGTCTTTATACCAAGGGCGAACTTCTGCCAATACTGGACATGTTGATCCATCATTGTACATTTCAACGCAAGGTACTTGTACTTGAATTTGTTTTACGTTTGGATCACCTTTGACACCATTGAATGGTAGTTTGATGATTTGACGTTCTACCCAGAAGAAAGTGTTCTTACTGTCTGCATCTGGCAACAGACGCAATGTGGCAGTAGTGCCTTCGTCCATATTCCAGTGGGGGTAGATTGAGTTGTCAGATTGTTGGTTGCTTGAACCAGAGTTTGACTTGTTTTCTTGTGCCGCGATACGGGCACGAATTTCTGCTAATGAGGCCATAATATTCTCCTTATTTCATTAAGATGGTCTTTGTTTAATATTCGCCACACATAATTATGTGACTAACACATGATGAAGTATAACATACTTTTCTCACATGTCAATAGTATTTATCCCGTTTGAGGGTAAATACATTTTTTTCTAGTGTTTTTTGAAGATTTCTGGCAACCCAATAACGGTGTCTAACATTCGTTCATAGGTTTCATTTAGGCTATCTGCTGTAGTAAATAAGGTCTGCTGAGGATCAGGACCTTCTTCTTCCAAGTTGTAATAAATCACATCCAAGAAGTCATTCATAATCTTTTGAGTTACTTCTTCTAGTCTATAAAGATAAATTAAATTATCTTGTATTTGGTCAACAATTTGGTCATCATTGTATGTGTTGTTAATGTTAGGAAATCTTCGTTTGAACATCTTCACAACTACAGGTGTATTATTCTTTAGCCAATTTTTATATTCAACATCAGATGTTCTGATATCCTCATTTACTGCAACATTGTTGTTATCATCATTTGCAAATGCAGACAAGTCAGGTCCGCCTCGTTGTTGTGGTTTCAAACGAACAACATTATTAGTAGTTGGTTCAGCACTACTAGGTTGGGCTAATATATTTTTTACATGTGGCATAATGATATTCAACTTTTTGGCTGCTCTTTCTGCTTCTGCTGTCTTAGCATCTAAGTCACGAAAAATTACTTCACTAGTAGATTTTATTTGATCCATTTTTTGTTGCATGTCTTTGATATCATTAGCTAATGGTGCATATTGTGCTCCCATTTGTGATACTTTATCTTTGCTTTTCTTTATACTAGTTTGAAATCTTTTTTCTTTTTCTGCCAATTCTCTTTCAGTAGTTTCTAATCTACTCATTACCTTATTAAACAACCCATCGTCAACTGATTGACGTTGGTCTAATGAAGATAGCATTGATTGAATTTTTGATATCTCTTTATTGTCTACTGGTTGTGATTTAATCTTATTGATCTTATCGCTCAATTCTTTAAATTTTACATCGTCAATGCCAGGCTTGTTTTCAAGTCTACGCAAATCATCTAACATTCCTTGTACTTTATCAGCACTAGCCTTTGCTACTTGTTGTTGAATCTCACCTGCAGGCTTTAACTGGGCACTGAGTTGTTTTAATCTGTCTAATTCTTTGCCGGTATCCTGTGCTATTCTTTCGTGGTCATGTAACTCTTGACCTAACTCTTGTACAGTGCGTGATAGTTTTTCATTCTCACGTTTTTGTGCATTTATCAATTTGTTTTGATTTAAATTCATTGAATCGTTGTCATTCATTTTGTCTGCAACGTACAGATTCAATGCTTGCTCTGGACTACGATCTGGATACTTTCTGCTTGCTTGATATTGAATATCTTGATTGCGAGCCAATGGTCTATCTTGTACTGCCTCATTTGTGACAATACGATTAGCCCATGACTCTAATTCAACTAATTCTTTCATCGTTAAAGTCCTGATAATTTTCTAATATTTACTAATTCAGTACTTTCATTAGCGCCTACAAGTTTACCACGTGTTGGATTAGATTTAGTAATCTTTTCGGTTGGGCCAAGTTGATTTACACTTTTTTGATTGGCATCCAAACCTTCATCAGTTTTTTGTTCTGGCTTTTGTTGTGTTTGTTTAGCTTTCTTCTCAGCTTCTTGTTTGTGTGCAAGTTGCTTTAGACGATTTACCATTTGATCCCACTCATCTTGGGTATAGCGACCACCAATTAAATCATCATCTCTGTCTTTTCTTCCTTCCTCCACACCTTGTTCTGGCAGCATACCCTTAGGACCGCCACGCATAGTATATTGGCTACTTGCCTTCATACCGGCCATACGATCTTTGGTTAACGTTCCTTTTTTACCTGCTCTATCAGTCTTATATAAATCATCAGGGCCGGCTAAACTTTTACTAGCAAGTGTGTCGTGTTTAGGTGCTTTGCCACTGTTATATCTATGTTGTGTTGTTATTTGGCGTAATACATTCATAGCATCACCGATACTATTAAATGTTTGTTTAATATCTTCACCGCCGTACTGACCACTAGTATCTTCAAAGTCTATAGTAATTTGACCAGTTTTTAAATTATGTTCAATTGTTCCACCTGCATAATAGCCACCTTCTTGGTCATCAAAATTATATAGTTTGGTGTCAGGATCACTTGACTCCTGTTCATACCAGCCATGTAAATTACCTATTGCTTTTTCAAAATTACCTTCGCCTTCCGCCACACCTACATCACCTTCAGTTACACTATCAGCCCATTCTTCTAATTCTTTGACTTCTGCAATCTCTGCTGTTTCAGTAATGTTCTTACTTAACTTGCTTAGTATAGGCATTACACTTTCAATGCGTGGGTCTAAACTGCTAGACATAAACATTTCGCTTAAGTCAGTTTGTTCTTCATCTTCCATTAATGGAGGATTGTAATTGTTGAAGTATTCTGTGTAGCCACGCTTACCTGACATTTTATGTAATGTTTCACGCAAACTATTATAGTGACTAATACCTTCTACAACTAATTTCTGTGCAGATTCGTTGAATTGTTTATTACGTGTGGCTCTAACAAAGCCTGCCATTTTGCCATATTCTTCACACAAACTTGTAATGTGATGCCCGCGTTCATCATAGGGTGTTCCACCTTCAGCAATATGTCTAGCATATACACGTGCTAGACCTGGCTTATTTGTGGGGACTAAAAATCTTTCACCATTTGCATTCTCAACAAAGATTTTTGCAATATTGCGATATCGTTGTTCACCTTCTTCAATCTGTTTAGTGTGTTGAAGAATGATTTTTGTAGTAGGTACATTATCGCTATAACTAGCTTTCTTACCCATTGCATAATATGCCTCATTAAGGCCTTGGGATTTAGTATGTTCACGTTTTGCCATATCGGGCTCCAAATCATCTTGGTCGCTTAATTCAAAACCAAGTTGTTTATTCTTTGCAAATCTCTTTAAGTGTTTTAGTAGATGAGTAAATGATTCACCATCTTCTGCTGATTTAGGACTACTAGCAACATCTGCACCGTAGTAAAGTACTAATCTATGCAATCCATCAATTGACGCTGTTACTTTACCGTAGTTTTCTCCGTCTTTGATAAAGTCAAACTGAAACACTTCCGCTTCGTCAGGAATAGCTACTTTTTTACCTGCACTGGTATACATGTCAGGGCGGTATCCTCTACTTTTTAGGATTCCGTATAATTCACGATTGATTGATTCTTGTTGTACTGGCATAGTTTATCTCGTAATTATATATTTATCAATTATCCAAAGACTGCGTAAAAGGGCAATGGCTCTATAATTTCGTCATGGTCACGAATATGTTGGTCTAAATCGTAGTTAAAGTCGCTAATTTGCTGTAACATGCGTACAACTAACAAAGAACTGGTTACTAAATCGTCAGTTTCTCCGATTTTAGCTTGATAGCTACCGCCTAACGCTACAAAATTCTTTAATTCTGATACCAAACTACGACTAGTAATCGTCATCTTTTTACTCTCTACTAGAGTTTTAAATTTAGCACATGCTGTTAATTTAGACTTGTTGGTTGTATTAAATCCGCGTTTTTTCTTACCGGGCTCGCTAGTAAAGATTCCCGGAATATTATGAAATCCATATTCGTTTAGTGAGACTAATGCTGCCTCGCCCACTCCATTTACCTCTACTGAATAATATAGACTATTAGGCTCATTAGTACATTCAGCAATATATTTGTTTATTTGTGCTATCAGTTTAATTTGATTAGGGATATCAGTTTTATTGTGTTTCCACTCACCTACTTGTGTAGTAGTGTTTGCTTCATATATTTGTATCGCCGCATTGTCACCACCAGTGCCAACGGCAGGGTCTAACGCTACAATGTATATGTTACCTTTTTCAGGTCTTTTGTACCAACGTATTTGTCCTTGACGATAATCAGGTTCTCTTCCCTCTAAGTCTAACAATGTACTAGCATTGATTAATGTTTCATCAGCAATAATGAATTCGCAACCAATCTCTCGTCTAAATCTATCTAGACCTAATTGTGACTTCATCTCCTCAGCCCATTTTTCATCACGGTCGGGATGCTCTTGCCAATAGCTACGATATGCTTTGAATCCGTTTACACCTACGTCAGTCTTGTTACCAAATTCATCTTCTGTTTTATTAGCACCCTTCCAAATTTGTGCGAATTGATCCTCGTCACTGTTTGGTGTGCTTGTGATAATACACTTACCACCTGTTGCTAATGTTGGTGCCATAGCAGTCCAGAACTCTGTGGCTATAGTAGGTCTTACGAATGCAAATTCGTCAGCGTACAATAGTGATATAGACATACCACGACCTGTATTTTCAGTAGTTGTTGCACTTACAATACGACTACCGTTTTCAAAGTCTAAGCTGCCTTTATTGTATGTGGTTACACCTGCTTTAATATGTGTTGGGCAGTTCTCATATGCATAACGTATACGTTGCATAATCTCTTGTGCGCCTGTGTACTTGTGTGCCGCAATAAGAATAGTGCTGTCCGGTACAAACATTGCATACCAAAGTAGATAGCCGGCTGCACTTGTTGATTTACCTGTTTGGCGTGGCATCAAACTTATAGAGTAGCGATATTTATGGTATGTATCAATTAATCGTTGTTGATATTCCCATGGGTGATACAACATACTTCCACGTGTTGGGTGTTGTATATAGAAAAAATTGTCTAAGAAATACATTGGACCTGTTATTGGGTCACAACATTTTATGAAATCGTCAAGCTCCTTTTGTGTTTCAAATTTAGTTTTTACATAAGGGTCTTTTACTAGAGTTGCAGGATTTGCCATAATGATATTTATTGTAGTAAATCAGTTAGGTAATTTCTTGCCAACCGATTTGTGCTAATACATCAGCATTATTACTAGTAGCTGCCATAGCCAAGGTAACTATGTCGCTGACTCCTGCTAATGTTCTACCCAATTGGAAGGCAAACTCATCGGCACCTAACAATGATAATTCTCTACTACTGACATAGCCAGACTGAAGTTCCGTGCCGCCTGTCATGTCAGTTGCAGCCGTGTCATATTCAACAGTTCCTGAAGCACTATGTCCTGCCCAAGTAGCATTAGTTAATGTAGGGTTTAACACCAATTTCCAACGATAGTAATTCACAGTGGGACTTAATACATCCACTTGTCTAGGCAACACAATAGCATCCAGTCTTGTGCTGTCCAATCTAATACTAACTACAGGATAATATGTTCCTGCAGTAGCCAATCTCAATACCGAAGTGCCACGTCCTGCCGTTTCGCTGTAGGTGAAAGCATTGTATCCACCTTCACTAATAACTGTAGAGCAGATTTGACGCATCATACTAACGCCGGTAGTACCTGCCGTATTTGTTATTTCGTAACGTACTGGTAATATCGCAGTGGTCATATATGTATTAGTATTGCCTGCCACGTTAGCATGATGAAACGTATGACACAATACATAAGCACCGTTGACAACAAAACCGCAACGAACTGATCCCACTCCTAACCATTCTATATCTGTCCAAAAAATCTGTGTTCTATCTACATTCAAACCAGCAAATGGATTGTCCCAAGCATCTTGTCTTATTCTATCCTCAACTAAAGCACCACTACTGTAACTTCTTATTACTAAGTAGTTGTAGGTTCCATCATTTTCAAAGTATATACCGTTGTTGGTAGTAAAGTAACCCACACGTTGTCGCAGATTAGTCTTGGGTGTGTTCATGCAGAAAGTTGCTAGCACTAACAAACTTTTGCCTGGTTGATACGGAAACACTCGTTTTGTTTCTCTTATAACGCTAGAGCCGTCGACAGCAGTTACATTTAATTGATATGTAGAACTGTTAATATCATATACTACATTTGCTCCAGTGCTGGTGCTACTACTAAAATCATTGTGGTCGTAGTATCTTGATTTTGTGTCAAATAATGTATACGGTTCGCTAACACGTAGCCTACCAAAAGCATCAGTAGAGCCAGTGCCTAAAGTAACGATAG